GTGCTGTTATAATTCGTAAACGTAAGAATAGGCCCAGTTGTGGTCCACGGTTCATTGTGGCATTGCACCAAGAAATTCTTAGTGGTCTTTGGGTCTACATGGTTAAAAGCGTAATTCATACTACCTCGCTGACCCACAAAAAGTGGAGCCATCCAGGTGTATGGTGTTTCATTACACCTATTCCCTGGGGCAGGAAGTCCTACGACACCGTTTAGAAAGTAATCCGAATTTGAATCAAACCCATAAAATAGGGGATAAATGTTCTTTCGGAACTGCGTCACAAGTGCGTAGGTACTAGCCACCGTAGGGGTAATAGAATTCCGCGTTCCCTCAACCATATGGAGGGTCGTCCTACGCATCAAAGAGCGCATTGAACGAATATCTTCGCCAAAGTTGACAGACATAATTTCAGCTGGGCGTGCAGTGCACTTACCCATTTCATATTGCTCGTACGTTTCATCATTAGATTGTACGGCAAACACTGAAGTCCGTGTCTGAAAATCACTGGGATTGGCAAGCTCGAAATTATCAGCAGCATATGCATAGATGGCTAGATTGACATCAGCCGTAGCTACGGATGCTGTGAGTGTGTTTAAAACACGAATTTCGAAGCGACCATTATGATAGTCTGTAACATAAGGAGAATCGGCTTCAGCCGGTCCCGAAGTGTCACGAACAATCGTAGGAATGACTCGCAACCACGATTGTGGTTGCATATACGGAATACGAAATTCCAAATAGTCAGTTGTTTCAATATCAACCACCTTGGTAATAGTGGTTGTTTCAGAATTAGGCGTTGTAAAAATATTTCCTACTGGATCGAAATTAATACGAAGCCGACCTTGATGATATTGAGACTTGATGATCATAACACGAATGATGATATCACCTCGCCAATTTGAAAAAAGACGAGATAAATGTCCCATCGGTAGATCAACATAATATTGTGAGGGAGCACTTCCCACCGTGCGACACCATGTAGGTGTAACATTTGCACGGAATAAACTTGCATCAGTCAAATCGCTTGCTTTCCAAGTACACACACGGATAAGTCCGGCGCGTTTGGCAATATATGCGATTGCTAACTCATCATCAGCAGGTAAACCTGCAATGCCTGGGTCAATAGTCAATTCATTCTTTGGGTCCAAAGTCAACTTCTCCAGCGGAACACCGATTTCACTCGATGCAAATGCATGGAAAGGTTGATTCTTAAATGGCTGTACATTATCAATGACAGGTACATTTGTAAATCCAAACAATGAAGCAATGGCCCCTACAGCACGAGCTCCTATGGTGGTTGCCTTAGCAAAAACACCAATAACTGGCACATTTTCCAAGTGCCGGGATGCACCACTAACAGCAGATGCGATTCGTGAAACAGGACCAGTACCATATTCATCACGAGCCTGAATAGCAAGATTAACAGTATTACCTGCTAACTTAACATTTTCGGCCCACGCATAAACAAGTACTGAAACTGGTCCAGTAGCCGTACCATTTGCTGAAGCAAAAGGTGCAATGGGAAACAAACTTAATTGTCCCATACTAGTGGTATCAGTGTTGGTCAAAG